AGGTATGATACTCACCTAAAAGCTCCCGAGCCAAACAAATGGTAATCAAAATAACACCTGATGGTGTGCCTGAGTTGGGCATGGTGGAAGTGGCTACAACTAAGTTTGGCGGCCATCCGCCTGAGTTTTGGGCAAAGCAATTAACAGAAAAAATAGTTGGTTTTTCAGACGATAATGAAGAACATGTAAAAGCACAGGCTAGAGCCTACCAAGATTTAATTTACCAAGTATGTTTGATATATATTAAAAATGCTTTAAAATCTTATAAGGCTACCTTAATACAAGATTTATCTAGTGGGGGTAGCGAAGATTTAGCAAAAATAATAAAAGGTATTTAATATGGCAATTACATCTACTCTTACAACAAGCTTTAAAGTAGAGCTTTTGACAGGAACACATAACTTTACTAATTCTAGTGGTAACAGCTTTAAACTGGCTTTATATACAAGTTCAGCTACCTTAGGTGCTACTACTACTGCTTTTACTACAACTGGTCAAGCAAGTGGTACTAACTATACTTCAGGCGGAGCTGCATTAACTAATGTAACGCCGTCAGCTACTGGTACTACTGCAGTAACGGATTTTTCTGATTTAACATTTAGTACAGCAACGATTACAGCTAGAGGCTGTATGATTTACAACGATACTAATAGTGATAAATCAGTAGCAACCATTGACTTTGGTGGAGATAAAACTTCTACTGCAGGTGATTTTACTATTGTATTTCCTGCTAAGGCAGCAGCCACAGCTATTATAAGAATAGCTTAGAAGATGAAACATGCCGTTTGCAAAGTTTCAATTTAAAGCAGGAATAGACAGAGAAGGAACCAGTTACACTAATGCAGGTGGTTGGTTTGATGCTTCTCTTGTTAGGTTTCGTAAAGGCTTTGTAGAAAAAATAGGCGGTTGGACAAAACAAACCGCTACATCATTTTTAGGTACATGTCGTAACCTATTTCCATGGATATCATTAGAAGGTAATAAATACTTATATATCGGCACGCATTTAAAAGCATACATACTTGAAGGCACAAGCTTAAACGACATAACTCCTATAAGAGCAACAACAACCAATGGTGTAACTTTTGCTGCGACAAACGGCTCTGCAACTATTACAGCAACAGATTCTACTCACGGAGTTGTGGTTAATGACTTTGTTACTTTTAGCGGTGCGACAACTCTTGGCGGCAATATTACTGCAGCCGTTTTAAATCAAGAATATCAGGTCGTATCAGTACCAAGTGCAAATACATTTACCTTTACAGCAACGGCTACAGCAAATGGTAGTGATACAGGAAATGGCGGCTCAGGAGTTGATGCAGCTTATCAATTAACTGTAGGTTTGGATGTGTTTATACAATCTACAGGATTTGGTTCAGGTACTTGGGGTCAAGGTGCTTATGGAGCTTCTACAAGCTTAAGCTTTGCTAACCAATTAAGATTATGGTCATCGGATAACTTTGGTGAAGATTTAATATTACACCCTAGGGGTGGCGGTATTTTTTATTGGGATGAATCAGGTGGCACTGCAGCAAGAGCTGTAAATATTACTACGCTTGCCGGAGCAAACTTATCACCTACAGTTGGATTACAAACCATAGTTAGTGATACAGATAGACATGTTATTGTATTGGGCGCAGACCCAGTATCAGGTGGTGCAAGAACAGGCGTTGTTGACCCTATGAACATAGCCTTTTCAGACCAAGAAAGTATTACTGAGTGGGAGCCAAAAACTACAAATACAGCAGGTTCTTTAAGACTATCTTCAGGTAGTGAAATAAGAGGTGGCTTGAGAGCAAGACAAGAAACATTAATATGGACTGATACTTCTATGTACAGTATGCAGTTTGTTGGACCGCCATTAACTTTTGCAGTTAATTTAATTAATGAAGGCACAGGTATGATTGGACCTAATGCAGCCATTAACTCTCCTAATGGAGTATTTTGGATGGGTGATGATGGTTTCTATTCTTACAACGGCGCAGTTCAAAAACTACCTTGTAGTGTATTAAGTTATGTACAAGAAGATTTAGATTTAGGCCAAGCATTTAAAGTATTCGCACTATTAAACAAAGAGTTCAATGAAGTGTGGTGGTTCTATCCTGCAGAAAGTGATGGCACTAAAGAGATATCAAGGTATGTTATATACAACTATTTAGAAGGCGTTTGGTCTATAGGTCAGTTAGTTAGAACTGCTTGGGTTGACCAAAATGTATTTGGCAAACCATTAGCTACAGCTAATAATTATATATTTAACCAAGAAGATGGTGATGACGATGACGGTTCTCCTATGGATGGTGTCTTTATTGAAAGCTCAGACTTTGATTTACAAGAGGGCAATAACTTTACGTTTATTAGAAGAATTATGCCTGATGTAAAATTTTATGGCACTAATGTAAGCACAGGTGTTCCACAAATTAATATGTTGCTTAAAACTAGAAACGCACCAAGCGAATCTTTAACTACAAAAGCAACTACAGATATATCAAACAATACTGACCAAGTGCATGTAAGGGCAAGAGGCAGACAGGCTGTATTAAGATTGCAAAGCGATGATGATGCTGCAGTAGGTAATAGAACAGGTTATAAGTGGAGATTAGGATATACAAGACTAGATATCCAACCTGACGGTAGAAGGTAATGGCTAAATTATTGCCAAGCAGGCTGCCCTTAGCAACGCAAGAGGTAACGCCTGAGGTCTTTAATAGACTGGTTAGAGTTTTAGAGATTAACTTAGGGCAATTTGACCCTAACAGCACGCCTAGGTTTAACGCTACAGAGTTATCAGAATTGAATTTTGTACAAGGTGATGTAATATGGAATACAACACTTAATGTATTACAGGTGTATAGCGGCAATGAATGGATTGATTTGACGTTATTTGATGAACAAGGATATGAGGCAACAGCTAGCTTAGGCTTTGTCTCTGTTATAACTGGTGGTAATATATCAGTTAATATTAGATAGGAAATTAATATGGCAGATTTAAGAGATAGAATAAATAATTTAATGGGAGAAGTAAGGCAGCCTATGGCTTTTGCAGAAGGCGGTATGGCTGACATGTCTCAACAAGAAGGCATGGCTGAGATAGAAATGTCTAAAGAAGAAGCTATGCAAGAAATATTTATACCATTAGCTGAAAATGGCTATGAGCAAGAAGTTATGGCTATATTAAATAACCCAATAGATTCAGAAGTATCTATGCAGGCGCAACAGGTTATAATACAAGTATTAAGCCAAGACCCTGAGTTTGATATGGATGATTTTCAAATGGCTCTGTCTTTAGTAGCACCGCAATAAGATTGTTAGATGTTGGCTCAAACTAACATAGAACAAGAATACCAATTAAAAAATCTTTTACTTGGCTTTGCTTCAGATTGGTTTGTAGACAAAGAAACGCTTGAAAAAGCTAAAGAAACATTACCAATACTAAGCGACTTTTATAACGAAAAAGCAGAATCTTTAGACAACCTTCCGTTAAACTCTATTATTAAAGAGCCTTTACCCGATGTGCATACAGTCCCTTTGTTTAGCAAAGAGCTATGCAACCTGCTCATCAATGAAATGCACAACATGACAGAGCATTTTGGTTTTGAGCCAAATGAAGAAGAGGATGAGCTAAGACAGATACCAGAGATAGTTTTATATGATAAATGTCCACAGCTTTATCACTCTTTGATGCAGGTGGTTGATTCGGTTATAAATCCAATATTGTTGAGTATTTGGAATAGGCACGTTACTGGTGGTAATATACAGATAGCTAACTACAATTTAAAAGATAAAAAACAGGGAGCTTGGCATCACGATGCTAGTTCTGATATAAGTATAGTAGTACCTCTTAATACTGGAGATTATGAAGGTGGTGGTACTGAGTTTATGAGAAAAGGAACGGTTGAGCCTTTACCTACGGGCAATGCTTTAATCTTTCCAAGTCTAACTCACATGCACAGAGGATTGCCTGTAATTAGTGGAGACAGGTATTTGTTAGTTTTTTGGCTAGTATGTAAGGACGAGTCAAAAGAATATATGAAAGAATTTATGCAAGAAGTTGGTCAAAACCATGAGAAATAGGGTAAAATTTTAAAATGATGAATAGAATCGACAACAGTGGCGAAGGAATAGCAAGACTCGGCAGAGATGAAGACAACTATTTAGCACACGTTGCACAAGGCGAAATGGTGGTTCCACCAGTTATAACGCCTGAAACAAGACAAAGATTAGAACAGGATATGATGAACATGGGTTTAGACCCTGATGAATATACCGTTGGTGAAGGCATGTCTATCAATCCAATTACAGGTAATCCTGAGTTTGGCTTTCTTAAGAAAATAGCAAAAGGACTTAAAAAGGTTGTTAAGAAGATAGCACCAGTAGCTGCAGTTATACCCGGACCATGGCAGGGACCTGCAATTATGTATAACAGGGGAAAAGCTGTTGTTAATATAGCAAAAGGCGAGGGTGGTATCGGCGACTTGGTAACGGCATTTACACCCGGAAAAGCATACACAGGCGGAAAAACAGGAAATATATTTGGCAACATTAAAGAGTTTGTTACTAAAGGCTCTGATGGAGTAGGTCTTTTTGGTAATTTAGGTAGCGGTATCGGTAGTTTAAAAGATAAAGCAGGTGAATTTATATTTAAAGGTGATGATGGTGTTGGTCTTTTTGGCAACATTGGTAAAGGTTTTAAAGGTGGATTCCAAGACGCAAAAGAATATATGTTACCCGGTGAAGATGGTAAGGGGTTGTTTAAAAACCTTATGGGTGGACAACAAGAAACTCTTACACAAGAAGAATTTGACGCTTTAAGTCCTACAGAGCAACAATTATATTTGCTACAACAACAGCAAGCACAAACAAGCGGCGGTTTTCTTGATGGTAAATCACCTATGGAGTTTTTAAGTTCGAAATTATTACCACAAGGTTTAGAAGATGCGCTAGGAACTGGACCCGGCGGTAGCTTTCTTAGCGATAGCAAGGGCGGCGGACTAGGAAACTTAGGTATTGCAGGACTAGCAGGATTAGTCGGTAAGTTGGCTTACGAAGAAGCCAAAAAGAATAAGGGCGTACCATTAACACCATTAACCACTATGGACCAACTAGGCAGATACAATGTAGCTGCTGAAGTGGCTAGACAGAAAGGCGAAGAAGCACCAAGCAGAGTAGAATACGGATTAAATCCACAAGGTATGCCTGCTTTACAAGGCGGTATGCCAAGAAATGCTGCACAAGGCGGCATTATGGCCTTTGCAGAAGGCGGAGCAGTAGCTATGGCAGAAGGTGGCGAGATGCCAATAGACCCTGCAAACTTTCCAGTAATGGATGGACAAATAGACGGTCCGGGTACTGAAACTTCAGATGATATACCTGCAATGCTTTCAGATGGTGAGTTTGTAATGACAGCCAAAGCAGTTAAAGGTGCAGGAGCATTTGATGTTAATGATAGTAACGGCATACTCACACTAACTCCTAATGGCGACCCAAGTAGAGATGGCGGCACAAGAGTTATGTATAAACTAATGAAACACTTTGGAGGCGTAGCATAATGGCTGAAGAACAAGGTCCAATAGCATTAGACGTACAACAACAATTTAGAAGCCTAGACCCTGCAACAAGAGAATTATTCTATGGCTCAGGTATTCCCGGCACAGATTCTTATAGTCCGGGTTTTTTACAGCAAGCATTTCAAGCAAGCAATAGGTCTTTCTTTGATGAGCAGGGAAATCCAATTGTAGCTCCTCAGCAAGTAGCAGGATTATCACCTGACCAACAAAGAGCTATACAGCTATCAAGACAAGCTACAGGCGTACAAACACCTTATTTAGAAGAGGCAGGTGGCTCCTATAGAGCAGGTCTACAAGATTTATTTAGAGGCACAGACACAGCGAGAGGTCTTGGTAGAGAGGCTTTAGGTAGCGTTGCAGGTGGTGTTGGTCAAGAACAAGCTTTTAGAGAGCAAGGACTAGAATCTTTGTTTGGTGGATTAGGTGAAGCTGCAGGCATAGCAAGAGGCGCAGAAAGACAATTTGGAAGAGGACTGGGTGAAGCAAGCGACTTTTTAAGACAAGGTGGTACTGGTAGGTTT